CTGGACAGGTAAGCGCTGGGCGTACCTCGCCGTTGTTCTCGACTTATTCGCAAGAAAACCAGTGGGCTGGGCAATGTCGTTCTCACCGGACAGCAGACTCACCATGAAGGCGCTGGAAATGGCATAGGAAACGCGCGGTAAGCCCATTGGAGTGATGTTCCACAGTGACCAGGGCAGTCATTATACGAGCAGGCAGTTCCGGCAGTTACTGTGGCGATACCGGATCAAACAGAGTATGAGTCGGCGTGGAAACTGCTGGGATAACAGTCCAATGGAACGCTTCTTCCGGAGTCTGAAGAACGAATGGGTACCCGTGATGGGTGCCATAAGTGATAGTTCTCAGCAATTCTCACTGGACGACAATAGACGTAAAAAAGCCCGCAGAGCTTGTGCTGTGCGGGCTTAGTAGACTTCATTGGCTGGCGGGAGTTGAACTCGCGTCCGAAATGTATTTAACTCATTGAAAATAAACAATTATCTTGCTGTTATATACCTCAAGTGCATTTTACGTGCATATTGAGGTCTGTCTAACGTCCTGATTCTGTCCAACATTTTGAAATATTTCCCCCGCTACAGCGCGGCTGAAATCGCGGTTTTACCGTCATACTCAGCCAAGTATTTACCGTAGTTGCGGAATATCATTTCCGGCCCTTTGTGGCCCATCTGTCCGGCAAGCCAGAAGAGGTTAGCGCCCTGGCTAATATGCTTGGTGGCGAATGTGTGCCGCGTCTGGTACGGGTTACGATAGCGCACGCCAGCTTTTTTCAGGGTCGGCACCCATGCTTTTTTACGGATAGCGTCGGCGTTCGCCCAGGGTTCTCCCGTTTTCGGGTCGCTGAATATGAACTCACTTTTCATAAAGGTGTATTGCTTCTGCGCCTGCAGGGCCGCCAGCGCCTCACTGTTCAGCTCCACCTTACGGGTACCGGCTTTTGTCTTGGTGCCTTTAAGTACCCCTACGACACTGGCCGCCTGAACGTGGGCTGTGTTCGCAATGGTGTCGAGATCAGGCCAGCGCAGCGCGCACAGTTCGGAGCTCCGCAGACCGGTATTGAAAGCAAAGCGGAACAGGTTTTCCCATTCCGGGTACCTGCAGCTCTGGTAAATGGCGAGGGTTTCCGCTGGCGTGAACGGGTCAACCTCGTAATCGTCGGCGCTCGGGCTGCTGTCGATCACGTGGTACCGGCTGGCGCTGACGAGGGTTACCGGGTTAATGGTCAGCAGGCCATCCGTAACAGCTTCATCGATGGCGCTGCGCAGAAACGAAAGGTTATTCCTGGTCGTTTTCAGCTTTGTTTTCCGGCTGGCTATCCAGTTTTTAAGGACCGCTGGCGTCAGTTCTGACACGTGGAGTTTATGCAGAGCTGACAGCGCCGACAGGCATTTTTCATAACCGTTGATAGTCGACGGGGACAGGTTGCGGTTCTGGCAGATTTTCAGGTACTCGTCCAGGTAAGACTTTATATTTTTGGTTTTCTTTACTACCCCGAAAAGCTCCAGCTTTTTGGAGTTTGGGAAGTATTTCGCATAATCGAATGTGCCGTCGGCGATCTGGTTTTGTATCTCCCCGAGCAGGCGCTCGGCGTACTTCACACCGCGCGCGTTTGCTTCCATTTTGGAGAGGGGCTCCCGGCACAGAACCCCTTTGTATGTGAAAGTGATAACCAGAGTGTCGCCAGTTTTATGCTGGCGGATGGTTACTCCTCTTGGGAGAGATAATGATCCTTGTTCTTTCTTGCCCACTTTGAAACCTCCGTTAAGTCAATCCAGCGTTCTTTAACGCCATCGACTTTTAATACATGTACTCCCTCCTTCCATAACCCCCTTTGTATCCGTTTGTTAACGGCTTCTACCGTTTCTCCAGCCTCCCTGCAGTACGTAGAAAGGGGTACACAGTCAAGACTCATGGCTGACCTCCTGCCCGAAAGCCTGGGCATTTTCCAGTTCATTAGCGGCATAAATCAGGGCGTTGTGATGAGCGCGAAAACCACCATCAAGTTCGCGAGCAGCTCTGTCGCGCAAGATGTCGATCGCATCCTGATAGTCATTCTTGCAATCGGCTGACTTTTCAGCCGAACTGGCCGGCAGATCCCCCAGCACCATCAACATGTTTTCCGGGTCGATGTGAATGGTGGCGAGCCCCAGCTCTTTGGCCTCCACCGCTAAACGGGTCCAGCGTTCAATAATTTCAGTGGTACCTTTTTTCATGGCATGCCTCAGAAACCTATCAAAAATTTATACTCAATCAGCGCGCCGAACACGACGGCTACCAGCAACAGGCCAAACAGCAGAGAAAGGAAGAATGCTTTCATTTTCTGTCCTTCAGTTTGCTGTATCGTTCATGGCTCATTACTTCCCAGTTCTGGCCGCCGTCTCGGGACAGCAGCCGCCAGCGGCGATTAACCCTCAGGCTCAGGTTTCCGGAGCCGTACATACGGCAGGGATGAATCCGCCTGGCTCTGAACTGGCGGAGGACATGGACCGCCTGCAGATGAACCCACTCAGGAATTCGTATCGCTGTCAGGGCCATTGTCCTTCTCTCCTGCAGGTGGGGTGATCATGTAACCGGCGCGTTCAGCCATCCATAAAAAAGTCTCCAGCGATGCTGTAACCTCGCCGTTCTGAACCGGGCGCGCGTGGATAACTTTCCCGTTCTCGATTGTCAGCACGATATTTACTGGTTCGTGCGTGATAATTGGTGTCTGATCACTCATGGCTTGTCTCCGCTGTGACTGATTTTTGTTTCTTGGCAAACTCGACCAGCTCAGCAATGAGATCGTCGATTAATGCCTTTCCGCTTTCTGTCAGGAACTCACCGCTGCCATTCACATCTACGGCGTTGCTGTAAATTCCTCTGATGGCTTTTACGCCGTCAATATTCCCGTATTCACTGAGAGCCAGTTTTTCGAATCGTCTCAACAGACCATCAAGCAGTATTTCTGTTAATTCGACGGTGTTTATTCCCCCCTTAGGCATATTAATAATGATGCAGGCGCTTCCGGTTTTACGCTGGTGGCGTAATAACGCAGCCTTTAAAATTCGTCGGCGATACGTAGTGATTAAGTTATCCATTTATTTAATCTCCCTTTGCGTATCTTCATTCGCTAAAACGATTGTTTCTTCCCTCTCTGTCCAGCTATAAATTAAACTGGCTAGGTCATAAGCCAGACCTAAAAGGCCATCCAGTTGGTGGCGGTCAAATTGTTCGTGGTGTGCGTGAATTGTTTGCATTAAGGCATTTAACTGCTCAGCTTTAACATTCACGCCTTGTATATCTTGGCGTTCTTGAATTGGCATTGTTTACCTCCCATATGCTTTTTTAAGATAAAGCCTGGCGATTGCTTCGTAACCACACGCCGCATAAAGGCACGCTGTTCTATATGCCGTTTTGTCTTTGATGAAAGTCATATGAAGTGCCTCACAGCTAAAGAAGCGACAACCCTTCCGTGAATACGCATATCTTTTTGCTCACCAGAATTAAGAGTGAAAGTTTGGTAATGGAGATTGTCAGAAATAATCTTTAATGCCCCGTCCGGTAAGGGTTCAATTCGCTTGATGAAGAGGCAGTTACGGCCAAAAAAATCGCCCGTAAAAACATAGATGCCGGGGGTAAGAACGCGGCCTCCACAATCAACGAAAGCTACAACCTCACAGGGTTCGATAGTCGGCTGCATTGAATCACCTTCCATCCTGCAGCTTTTAACTCTGTTTCCAAAATCATTAATATTGTCAGAACCGAACAGCATTTGTGGTGTTTTAATTGGCTCGTTAAAAGAAAGTGAATTTTGCATTTTCATTTCCTCGGGGTGAGTTTGGTCACACCATTTAAGGTGTTTTATTAATTGTTTTTATTTATAGTGATTTAATTTCGAAATTATTTATTTGTTCGTTTACTTCTTCTAATGTTTTTACAACTAAAGTAATTAATGCGTGTTCTCTTATTTCTTCCTCGGAGGTCATTTTTTCAAGGAGTAACCATAATGAAGATGAACAACAAGTTATATCGTGCGCCCAACTCATGACCATAGAGCTTGTTTCATCTTTATTGAGAACTACAGTATCAGTTATCATTGTTTATTCTCCGGCCAGTCATGCCCGATTTCGCGATTTATAACTGAAAGATTTTTCTTTAATTGGTTAATGCAAATTTGAATGAGGGCTGCTGGCTTATAGCCAGTATCTGGATCAGATTCGGCATATTCAAGCACGTTTACCACGCGATCAATATCCATAGCTAGCTTATGGATGGGACCATTTTCAGATACCAATTGCTGAGTGCTCATCTTCCTGCTCCGTTTGCTTGTTGATGATTAAACAATACATAACGTATTAATAATCGTCAATACAAAACGGATTAATCTGATGTATTAATTTTTATCTATATGTTTGTTAAGGTTTTTTTGTTTGATTTTGTGACGGAGGGGATAAAAAAAGCCGCTTTCGCGGCTTGTGCACTATGGCAGGTTGGTTATTTTTGCATCGACCACGACGCCGATAATACGGCAATTACCATTAATGGGAATGATCGGGTATTGAGGGTTTAACGGCTTGAGGAATCGTTGACCAGCATCGATAACTAGCTTTTTGAAAGTGGCCTCGTTATCCCCATCGAGCTTAGCGACAACTAACTTTCCGTTGATGGGTTCAACCTGAGGATCGACCAGTATAGCCATGCCTTCAGGAATGCTAAGCCCAGCTGGCGATGTCATCGAATCCCCTCTGACATCTAACCAGAATGAATCTTCTGAACATTCCACGGTTGTATCATACCAGCGGTCGATCGCGCGCCTATGATATGGTTCCACAGCTTCCATCCAATCCCCTGCGCTGACCCAACTGATTACGGGGTAGCTTCCTTTCGATTCATTCATGGCGTGAAATGACACATTGTGATCAGCTCTTGCGTCGCTCACTGCGCCGTCAGCGTCAACCACAAAACCTGGCATTTGTAGAATTTTAAAAATTTTTGCTATGACCTCCAGGTTAGGTTCACGTCTTCCGTTCAGCCAATGGCCTAGCCCACCCTGTGTCATACCGAGTGCTTCAGCTAGCTGTTCTTGAGTCATTCCGACTTCTTTCATCCTGGATTTGGCCAGGTCCTGCCATCTCTGTTTCATAGACATGATTATTACAATCCGTATTTTTTGAGCAACTTCCATTTTGTATTATTGTTTTATGTGTGTATAGTACGTTATGTATTATTTAGATAGGAACTATCCGAATGAGCGGTATTAAGAGCTTAAGGCTGAAAGCAAAAGTGACCCAGGGGGAGCTGGCAGCGTTGATCGCTAGCTCTCAAGGGGCCGTTAGCCACTACGAAACTGGTCGTCGAATCCCAGATATTGAAGTTGGGAAACGCATTGTGAGCGCCTTTAAGCAGCTCGGATATGAAACCAGTCTGGATGAGGTTTTTTCCGATGAACATACCGGAGAGCAACTTCGATAACGCACTGCTGCCGGATACCCACTCACAAGCTGATGCCGAGTGGATTAAGCAGCAGTTACTAAGCCTGACACCAACTGCACGACAAAAAGCTATCCAGCGTTATGCCGCTGTGTATCAGGAGACTTTCGAGGCTGAACCCGTTTCCTACCGCAAGGAGAACCGGGCAAGGCATGAAGCAAACACAAGGCTTCGCCTGTTTGTGAGAAATCAAGGCAGAGCTTTACAGGGGTATACCGCCGAACCTCCCCTGGCTGGATCGCAATCGCGCTCCTCATTGTTTCGGGTTTAAAGGAACCCGAACAGAAGCAGGCTTAAAGGTGCCTGTTCAGGTTGGCAACCAACTGACCCAACTCCTCATATGTACTAGGTAAGTAGTACGTTTTTATGGGGAAGAGGGAAAGGGGGGTAAGGGGGGATTGGGTGTAGGGGCAGGAATAGGGTCTTTTCCAACAGGAGAGATCCATTGGTTAAGTAGATCACTGTCTTAAGGGCGCAATTAAAAAAACGCCCGTATCAGCAAGGTAGTACAGAACGCTCAAGCTCTGAGAAACGAAAAGGGTTCTTCCTGGAAGAGTGAATTTTCAGAGGAGCTGAATCAGAAGGGAGGCTGGCAGCCTTTGGGGAGGCCACCAGCCATGTGAGGGGGAATCCATGAAAACCACATCACAAAATTATTATCTCATCAGCACGGGAGCTGCACAATGGAGCTGACGATCACGCCGAATTTTTCACAGGAACGAGCGCTAAACATGTTGCGCCGTGACTGGAAGGCAAACGACACCTTCATGGTGTACTCGCCAACCGGTAGCGGTAAAACGGGTTTGGCCGCCTTCATCGTTGCCGGGTTTGTCAGCCGTGGTATGCGCGTCCTGTTCTGTGCACCGTACACCATCCTGATCGGTCAGACGGCTAATCGGTTCGTGGAGTATGGGTTACCTGGGGATGAAATCGGTTATATCTGGGCGGATCACCCGAACTACGATCCGGACCGGAAAATTCAGATTGCCAGCGCCGACACGCTTATTCGTCGTGTTTTTCCTGAAAATATTGATCTGCTGATTATCGACGAAGCACACCTGCGTAAAAAACGTATCCTGAAGGATATCGAACGTCTGCGCGGCAAAGGCGTAAAGGTGATTGGCCTGTCGGGTACTCCGTTTTCCCCGTTCCTGGGCAAATACTATGACCGACTGATTAAACCGACCACCATCGGCGAGTTAATCCAGCGTGGCGATTTGAGTAAATACGAATTTTACGCGCCAACTAAGCCGGATCTGAAAGGAGTTAAAACCAAAGCATCGCTTGAGTACGGGAGCGATTACAACGAAACGCAGCTGGCTGAAATCATGTGCGGCTCTACGCTGGTGGGCGACATCGTACAGAACTGGCTTGAGAATGGCCGGGATCTGCCTACCATCGCTTTCTGCGTCAACGTAGCCCACGCCAATTACCTGACAATTCAGTTTAACCTTGCGGGTGTTAACGCTGAGGTCATGACCGCCGACACTCCAGTGGATGAACGCCAGACCATCATTCACCGCTTTGAAACCGGTGCAACGAAAATCATCGTTAGTGTGGGCGTTCTGGTGGCCGGCTTCGATAGTGACGTTCGTTGCATCATCTACGCCAGGCCAACAAAAAGCGAAATTCGCTGGCTGCAGGCGCTCGGGCGTGGCCTGCGCACCGCACCGGGTAAAGAGTCCTGCCTCATCTTCGATCATAGCGGTACCGTGCACCGTTTGGGTTACCCGGACTCTATCGAATATGACGATCTTCCGGGTAAATCAGACGGGATGGAGGAGGGCGCGCGCCGCGCAGCTGAGGAACGAGCTGAGAAGCTGCCTCACGAATGCTCGCAATGCCACTTCATGAAGCCTGCTGGCGTCTATGTCTGCCCTAAATGTGGCCACAAGCCGCTGGCCGGTGAGGACATTGATACCGACACCGGCCGCAAACTCAAAAAGCTGGGTAAAAACCAGCATCAGCCCACGAAGGCAGAGAAACAGGCCTGGTGGAGTCAGATCAAATTCTATCAGCGTCAGCGCGTATCGCAGGGGAAAAAGCCCGTCAGCGATGGCTGGTGCGCAAATACCTTTCGCGAACGGTTTGACGAGTGGCCTAACGGGTTAAGCGATTTCCCGATGGAGATCACGCCAACCGTCTCTAATTTCATCCGGCACAAATTGATTGCGTATGCGAAAGGGCAGGAGAAGGCCAAGCGCCTGCAGGAGGCAACAAGCATGGCAGCCCCATCCTCAGTACAGCAGGCACAGAAAGCGATTAGCGATATCAAACAGCAGTTAGGAAAAAGAGCATGAAAACGGCAGAAGCGGCAAAAGGTCAATGGGCAATGATTTTTGAGCACTTCGGATTACCTCCCATTAATGCCAGAAATCATTTTAAAGGTGAATGTCCGGTATGTGGTGCGCGGGGAAAGCTGCGTATTGATGACCGGGACGGCCGGGGAACATGGATCTGTACCTGCGGCAGCGGTGACGGAATGAAGCTTATCACTCTGACACAAGGGAAGCCATTCAATGAAATTTGCAGGGAAATAGACCAGCTGATTGGTAATAACTTTACCCGCGAAGCGTTCCCGCGCACTTCAGATGCAGTAAGCGCCCGTGATCGTGTTCTGTCCAAATTTTCGAAACTGGTCAACCTGAAAGGAACTACCGGGGCGGATTATTTGCAGGCCAGGGGAATTTATCAGCTCCCACAAGAGGCAGTGAAGTTCAATGATAAACAACGCTACGGCGGTAAGGTTTACCAGTGTCTGTATTCACTCGCAACTGACGACAAAGGCGAGCTTTGCTATCTGCACAGAACCTTACTGGACGGCAATCAGAAAGCCCAACTAAGAGATTCTGCCGGAGCGAAGCGCCAGAAATCTCTTCAGGACGAAAGCTATCTGGATCATGCCCGTTCCGTCGCTATTCGCATGTTCCCGGTAGCGACGACCCTCGGAATTGCAGAGGGTATCGAAACGGCTCTTTCCTGTAAGCAGCTTTACAACGTTAACACCTGGGCCACCATGACCAGCGGGTTCATGAAGAAATTCCGTGTTCCTGCAGGTGTGAAGAATTTGATTATTTTCGCAGATCGAGACGTCAACAGCGCCACCGGATTGGCTGCGGCCACGGAATGCGCCCATACCAATTTACTGGCAAAAAATGACCTGGAAAAAATCAGCATCTACTACCCAGATAACGGGGATTTTAACGACATGCTCATGAACGGCGATCAGGTTCGTGAGGTGGTTTTCTTCAAGAAAAAGGCGGCTGCGTAATGCGTACTGATAACAACGAACATAAAGCACTATTCACCATCCCGACGGCAGCGCACAGCTCCGCCCTCGCAAACATCAAGCCTCTGCCCGAGCAACGGAGAATCACCGGGCATAAGCAGACTGACGCTTATCTTTGGGTGCTGGAGGTTATCCGCCTGAACGAACCCGCACATCTGGACGCAGCCGAAGCCGCGCTGGAGAAAATTAAAATCTCCCCAAAAGAGGCCGAGGAACGTTACGCGCGTTATTTGCTGGCGAATGGTGGCGATCCTTTCCAGGTCGCTTTCGGTACCATCGGCATGGATAACCCGGCACGGGCAATCAGGAACGCCCGGGAGGACATCAAAAAAGCAGCATCAGTCAGGGCCACGTTCGGCAGCTATGAGGCAGCTCTCGAAGATGTGGAGGCCGAGCGAGTAATCAAGTCTTCCCCGAAATTTATCGACGATCACCTTTGGGGATGGACTCCGGCCGAGAAGAAAGCTGGCAGCATTAACGGCAGCCGTATGAACGAAATTGATGAACAGCGCCGGGCATTTGTTGAAGGCTATCGTGATGTACTGCCAGAGCCCAATACGCTTTCTGACGTTGTTCGTGAGTTTGTTTACTGGGACTGGCTCTACAGCGTTCGTCACACTGCAACTAAAGAACAGGGCTATGAATTTGGTTACTCCGAGCATCACGAATCCGTATATGACCGCGAGCGCTACCTTGAAAAATTGCTGGAAACCATCAAACCCGTGACGCGAGCTGAAGCTATCGAGGTATGTCGCTGGTTCCTTGAAAGTGAAAAAGGGCAATACATGGAGAACCACGGCGCAGCGGTGATTCTTAACCTGGTAGGGGAGTGTGAAGAATGAAACTGGAGGCATCACTAAAACACTTTAGCCCTCAGGGAATGCACATCAGCGACGACGTGAAAGGAACCTCTCCGGACCGTATCACCGGCACTGATGTTATGGCGGCCATTGGTACCACCAGCAGCCGAGCGCGGTTTGGTCTGGCTGCCTTCTTTGGTAAGACCGGGATCAGCAAAAGCGATGAGCAGCTGGCAGTACAGGCTCTGGCGCGTCATGCAATGGAATCAGCGCCCAGGAATGTACGTAAAGCAGCAGCAGGCGAATTTGGCTGGTGTATGCTGACGCTGGCACAATTCGCCTTTGCTGAATACTCCCGTTCAGCGGAAACCAGCGTGACGTGTCACAGTTGCAGCGGCAGCGGATTAACCTCTCAGTATGAGGATGTGATCAAACATCCTGGAGTCTTCAACTCTGACGGAATGGAAATCGTACCGCCGAAAATCAAGCACGAACTGGTCAGGCGTACATGCGCGGCATGTAACGGTAAAGGTGAGCTGCTGGCCCGATGCCGTTGCGGCGGCAAAGGTGAGGTGCTCGACCGTAAAGCCACAAGTGAACGCGGCGCACCGGTGTTTAAAACCTGTGAGCGATGCAGCGGAAATGGATTTTCTGGGATGCCGTCTACTGCAGCCTATAAAGCGATACTGAAGCGAGTCCCGGATCTGCACGTCAGAACGTGGACCCGTAACTGGAAACCGTTTCTGGAGGTGCTTGTCGACGTCTGCCACAGGGAAGAACAAAAAGCAGACTCGGCGTTTCAGGACGCAACGAGTTGTCGTGATGATGTGAACAAAATTTAGCATATTAGCGACTTAAAACTTGATTTTGTCCGAACTTGTCGTGTATGCTTCAAATCGTAGGTTATTGCGCCTGCACGAAATCAAACCCGCCTCCAGGCGGGTTTTTTGTTAGTTGTTCCGCACATAATCACGCTGTCTATCTTTTCGTGACGATTTATCGTGGCATACTGTTATCGAGGAAACTTGAAAAGAGAAACAGTATGATTACGTTTAAAGATTTAAAAAATAAAAGGGCAGAGCTAAAAGCTAATAGGAATCAGTATAAAGAGTTAATACTTACATCCATAAATAACTTTATAGAGATTTATATTAATTCACTGGATTTACCAGCTGAGTCGTTTCAAACAGAGGGTTACACACATCACCCATATGTATATGTAATAAATGAAAATGATCGTTGGGGTCATTCATTTGATAACCTCGAAATTGATAAAGTCAATGGCGCGACATTTGAATTGTACACAGTGGTTGATGATGAACCTCCGTTACCTCGTCCAGTAGTTACGCGAATTAACGTGCATGTAATGGATGGTAAATTAGTCTATGTTCTGTTGGCAGATAATCAGAATAATAATGTCTCTGTAACTATTGATAGCTCCGATGATTTAATTGCTTTCAGTGAGATTGTGAAACGGTCAATTATTTTAAAGATTGAAAGTGAACCTCTTGGCAAAAAAACGAAAGTAGGTGAATCAGTAAAACTATGGGACTAACCATAGGGAATGCACTCTGAAGGCTCGTTTAAACGGGCCTTTTTCGTAACAGGAAAGAGCATTGGGCTTATGAGCGTTCTGCGTCGATGGCCACCCTTCGGGGGAAAGAGTGACGATAACCCGTCACAGTAGGTCCAGTGCTCTCTCCGGTACGGTTAATTGCAGTCCTCAGAGACAAGCCGAAGATAAGCATCGGCAACCGTAACCAATTACTCCCGAACCAGGTCAACACGAATGAATACATTCATCATTTGTGCATCCGGCCCGTCTCTCAATAAATCAGATTGCGAACTGATCTCCGGATCGGGGCTGCCGATTATTGCTGTTAACTCCACCTGGCGAGCCGTGCCTGATTGTGAATACATTTACGCGGGTGATCTGCGCTGGTGGGATGCAAACATCGATGTTCTGCCATCCTCCGCCTCTCGCTGGACCTGTAATTACCGGGCTCATAAACGTTATGGGCTAAATCTGTTTGATACAGATACCCGGTGGACCTTCAACTCCGGGCAGCGCTCTATTCTCTTTGCTGCCAGCCTGGGGGCGAAAAACATCATCCTGTTAGGGTTTGACTGTTCCATTAATGGCGGAAGTCACTGGCATGGTGATCACGCCGGGCTGGATAACCCTACAGCAGAGAGTGTTACACGATGGCGCGGGGAGTTTGCCAATACTGCCAGAGCGCTGGCCGGTAAGGTGAATATTATCAACAGTAGCCGCCAGACAGCGCTTAAATGCTTCCGGCGTCTTAGCCTTGAAGAGGCTTTATCAAACGTTCTGCCGTAAGTTTTCCGCAAAATAATTTCCTTTTTCAACACACAGCACCCCGGACCCGGAGGTGTGGAATGCACAGAACTATGCCTGACAAAATCGCATCGATAGCGGGGTACTGTACATCCGGCGGCCTCATTTGCTGGGGTGGCATAGCTAAATGGATACATGACCTCGACTGGAACCTTGTCGCAGTCGTCGGCGGCTTCGTTATTGGCTTGCTGACTTTCTTCGTTAACTTTTACTTCAAACGCCGCCAGACAAAAGCCTATGAGGCAGCGCTGGCGCGTGGCTATGTAACCCCTCCACCTCAGGACAACTAATCATGGCATCAACTAAAAGCAAGCTCAGCGCTGCCATGCTTGGGCTGCTGGCCGCTGGCGTGTCCGCCCCGGTACTTATGAGCCAGTTTCAGGAAGAAAAAGAGGGTACAAGCCTGATAGCTTACCCTGATGCCGGTGGTGTATGGACGATTTGCGGCGGAGTGACTCACGTTGACGGAAAACCCGTGGTTAAGGGCATGCAGTTGACACGCCAGCAATGCGAAAAAATCGACAAGGCAGAGCAGGCGAAAGCTTTGGCCTGGGTGGAAAAAAACGTTCGAGTTCCGCTGACAGAGCCACAAAAAGTCGGTATAGCGTCTTTCTGCCCGTGGAACATCGGCCCCGGAAAATGTCTGCCGTCAACGTTCTGGAGAAAACTCAATGCTGGTGATCGGACCGGTGCCTGCGCACAGATAAAACGCTGGATCTATGACGGTGGCCGCGATTGTCGTATCCGCTCTAACAATTGTTACGGGCAGGTTCTACGTCGTGACCAGGAGTCCGAACTGGCGTGCTGGGGGCTTGATAAATGACCCTGAAAACCTGGTTACTTCTGGGCGTTGAGTTGTTGCTGTCAGGAATCATTATTTTTGTGCTGCTGGGGCAGGTTAGCGAACAGCGTGGCAGGGCAGAAAAAGCAGAGCAAGAGGTCGATGGCCAGCGGCAGGTGATAGCCACTCAGGCTTTTAACATCAATCGTTTCAATCAGATTGCCGACTATACCAACCGGAACAATTCACTGATTGATGTCAGCTCCGATAACACGGTTATCGAATACCGGGAGATCCTCCGCCGTGAAAAAACCTGTGATCTGCCTGTTCCTGCTGATGTCGCTGGTGGGCTGCTCGAATACACGTACCGTCTACGTGCCAGCGCAATGCACACCGATTCCGGGGACGCTGACGCAGCCGGTGATAGCGCCACTACCGCCAGCGCGCTGACGTATTGCCAGGCTGTTCTCTGGATCAAGCCGCTGCTGGCCGCTATCGAAAAAGCGAATAACCAGCTGGCTGGGATACGCCAGATCGAGAAGGACAGGCAATGATTATTGCCAGCATGACATTACAAAAGCCATTCACTGAGTGGCTTTGATAATGTTTTTTGAGTGAGGATTGTTCAGCATGGCTTCGATAAAAGAATCCACTGATGCCATTGGACAATCAAAATATTACGTCCACTGGAAGGATGAAAAATCCGGTCATGGACGCCGCCGTATTTTTAAGAATATTGATGATGCCGCACATCTTTTCTGGCAAAAACAGAATATCGAGCTGGATTGTCGAACTGCCAGCTGGACCGGAATAGACCATTCCTGGACTTTCCGAAAATTAATTCTGTTTTATCTGGGGTATCAGGCCGGCAAGCTGGAAAAAAATATCATTCGGTTGTCGTCATATACGAAATGCCGTCATGATCTACTCGCTGTAGACGGGCCGATACTGGAAAAAAATATTCTCCATATCAGCCATCGCGATATCGTTGATTCGGTTCGCACCGGCTGCCATCGCTGGATTCGTTCGGCTTTCTTCCTGCTGGTGGAAAAGCGGCTCATCACTTTTAACCCTGTTGACCGTCCCGCGCGCCGGAAGCGTCGACCCATCACCATACCGCCATCATCATCGGTCAGGGAGCTACTGAATAACGCGCCAGTTCGTGAGCGTATCGCGTGCTGGCTCGGGATTTGTGGCCTGCGCATCGGTGAGGCTCTGGCGGTTACTTATAACGACGTGTCAGCCGACTGGATCGATATCCGGGGGCATGTTGTTGACGGCGTTATACATGAGGGGCTGAAAAGAGGCGTGGAGCGCCGGGTAAGGATGCCGCGTGAGCTTTTCGCGTTGCTGGATAAAAGTAAACTCGGTACCTCTGAGCCTCTTATCTGCAACCAGTTTACCGGCGCATGCCTCGCTACCAGCTACGGCACTCAGGGGGGGCTCGTCAGAACCCTGAACGACTATGGCATTAAGCGATTCCATCACCTTCGCCACTTTGCTGTATCTCGTCTGGCAAACAAAGGCGTCGATATTCTGAAGGTTTCCCGACTTATAGGGCATTCGAACATCAAAACCACAATGGACGTTTACGGTCACCTTTTCGGTGAAGTGGTGGAGATGGATTTGGATTGAGTTATCCACATAGTGGAAATATTAGGGCGATCCACTATCTCCCCATTCTGCGCGGCCTCCGGGCATCAAATCGCAGTTTTCCCGAAAAAAAGGATATGCCGCATTTTTACCCCCTCTGATATGCCGCACTTGGCACCAGAGAGGACGCGGCCTGCACGCCAGAATTTACCGCGTGATACGCCGCACCCGGATCGGAGAAATTGGGTTTTGAACAAAAAACAATCACATTGACTTAGGCGGAAGTATGGCTCCTAAAAAAAGCTTCAGAAAAGCCTACGTCGGTATCGTTATGGACATGGCATTAGCCCGTAGCAAAATCAGCAATCGGATGGTTGCTCAGCGCTTAGGTGTGGACGAGACGACGATCCGTCGCTGGCGTAAAGAGAATATCGAGTTTGAGCGCGCTTTCACTGAGGCTCGCGAAGCTCTCAGAGAGAAAATAAACCGCGTCGCCGGTAAGAGTCTGGACGTTCGTAAACGGAAGGTTGTCACCACATCGCCGGATGGTGTGAAAACCACGATTGAAGATGTGCTACCCACGCACAACGATATTGCTGTTTTCTCAAAGGTGCTCGGTCTTGGTACCAGCGTCTATAGCGAGGAAGAACGTCAGCGTGATGTGCTTCGCGAGGTGATGAAACACAAGGTGGCCGGGAAATACTCCGCGCTGGAGGCGGCGCAGCTGCTTGAGGCTGAGGGGGTAAAAGTTCCGACAACCCTGCTTATGGAGCTGGGAGCACCGAAGATTTTCGAATCGTTCAACAATATGGACGAGGCAGCCAAAGCCGACGCGGCGAACCTGACCCCGCAGGAAGCAGCAGATATCTACAAAAAATACCTGGGCTGAAAATTGCAAAAACAGGCGTTTCGAACCGTAAAAACGCTATGCACTTTTTGACCCGTTTTATGCACGTTTTATTCATCCCGATTTGACCACTTTTCTGTTCAAAATAGAGGCTTCACGCCGTTTGCGTGATGGGTGCTGTTGCGCCAGTGCGGGTAACGACCATTATGTTAAATCGGGGCATTTTTAAGGAATTTATCTGTGCCGATCCCGTTCCCCTTTGACTTCCGCAAACCGGACTATACCGCCGTGTTTGAGTGGAGAATGGAGAGGCTGGAGCGGATCAGGAAAGCGCCTGAGATGCTTCCGGCGCTCCGTGAGTTTTACCGCACTAACCCGGCCCAGTTCATCATTGACTGGGGCATGACGACGGACCCGCGTAACCTCGATTATGGTCTGCCTGCCACCATCCCGTTTTTGCTGTTCCCCCGCCAGGAGGAATGGATTAACTGGATCATGGACAGGCGCGCCAGTCTTGAGCATGGGCTGACAGAAAAAAGCCGCGAAATGGGGCTGAGCTGGACCTCTATCGGTCTGGCCTGTTCGCTCTGCCTGTTCAACAAAGAAATGGTGATCGGGTTTGGTTCCCGTAAAGAGGAATATGTCGACAGTACCGGCGACCCGAAAGCACTGTTCTGGAAAGCGCGTAAGTTTGTCGAGCTACTGCCGGTAGAGTTTCGCGGTTCATGGAATGACAAAAAACATGCTCCTTACATGCGCGTGGAGTTCCCGGAAACGGGCGCGGTCATTAAGGGAGAGGCTGGCGATAACATTGGCCGTGGTGACCGTACCACGCTTTATTTCGTGGATGAGTCGGCATTCCTCAAACGGCCATTACTCATCGATGCAGCGCTTTCTCAGACGACTCGCTGCCGTATAGACCTCTCATCCGTCAACGGCATGAATAACCCGTTTGCCCGTAAGCGCCACAGCGGAAATATCCCGGTGTTTACGTTCCACTGGCGCAGCGACCCGCGCAAAGATGATGAGTGGTACCGCAACGAATGTCTGAAAATTGATGATCCGATTATCGTTGCTCAGGAACTGGACCTGAACTACAGCGCATCCACAGAGGGGATTCTCATTCCTTCTGAATGGGTTCAGGCTGCCGTCGACGCGCATATCAAACTGGGTATTCAGCCCAGTGGCCAGCGCCTCGGCGCAATGGATATCGCAGACGAAGGGAAAGACAAAAACGGCTTTTCTTGCCGCTATGGCTTCCTTCTGCAGAACGTTCACGAATGGTCTGGCATTGGCAGCGACATCTACGCCTCTGTCGTTAAATCGTTTGGGTACTGTGACGATTACGGTCTGGATGAGTTCCGTTTCGATGAGGACGGTCTGGGCGCGGGTGCACGTGGCGATGCTCGCGTGATAAACGAGCTCAGGCAGGCTGAAGGCCGGGCAACAATCACAGCTACGCCTTTCCGTGGTAGCGGTAGCGTATTCGATCCGGAAGATGAAGCCGTTCCTGGTGATAACGGTAAAGCGGCGCGCCTGAATAAAGACTTCTTCGCGAACGCGAAAGCACAGAGCTGGTGGCATCTTCGCAAGCTGTTTCGGAACACCTTCCGCGCGCTGCACGGGATGGACTACAACCCCGACGAAATCATTTCTATAAGCAGCGAGATAGAAAATATTGACCGCCTGCTGATGGAGCTTTCACAGCCTACGTGGTCGAAAAACGCCGTCGGTAAAATCCTCGTGGATAAACAGCCGGAAGGCACTAAATCGCCGAACCTCGCCGACGCCGTGATGATTAACTACGCGCCGATGGATTCCTCTCTTGATACTTGGGCCAAACTGGCCGGAGCGTGACATGTCCCGAAAGAAACGCCAGAACGGCGCACAGCAGCCCGTTAGGACATCTGACGGGTACAACAATTTCACGGCCAAACTTGGCAGCGACACCAGAAACATCCAGACGGGCGGAATGTACATGCCCGGGTACATCAGCCGTAACAGGGTGATGCTGGAATTTGCGTATCGTTCATCGTTCCTCGTTGGTGCCGGTGTGGACGCGATGGCCGATGATATGACCCGCAAGGGGATTAACATCAGCTCAAAGCTGAAACCCGGACAAAAGGGCAAGCTCGAAACCTTCTGGGATGAGCTCGCTATATGGGATGGTCTTAACGATAACCTCAAATGGTCACGATTGTACGGCGGCGCGTTGCTGGTGGTCCTGATTGAAGGACAGGATATGTCCTCCCCTCTGAAGCTGGATCGCATCAAAGAGGGGCAGTTTAAAGGTGTGATTAGCCTGGACCGATGGATGGTTAACCCGAGCTATTACGACCTTGTTACTGAATACGGTCCTGAATTCGGCAAGCCAAAATATTACAAGGTGATCACTAATCAGCAGGGTATTCCTCCCTGGAAGATTCACCACTCACGCCTGATTCGCATGGAGGGCGATACGCTACCGTTCCAGCAGGCCCAAACGGAAAACGGCTGGGGGATGTCTGTTGTGGAGCGCATTTTCGAGCGTATCGAGGCGTTTGATACTGCGACGGTCGGCACCACTCAGCTGATCCACAAAGCACATCTGCGCACATACAGCATCGAAAAACTACGCGATATCCTGGCTAAGGGAGGCGACCTTGAAAAAGGGTTTATGAAACACATGGATATGATCCGTGAGTTTCAGACTATCGAAGGAATGACCCTTATGGATTCCAGAGATACATTCCAGACCCACAGCTACACGTTCGCGGGTATCGCGGATGTCCTTCTGCGCTTTGCTGAGCAAGTTTCCGGCGCGACGGGAATTCCTCTCGTCCGTCTGTTCGGGCAGTCACCTGCAGGTTTCAACACCGGCGACGGCGATCTGGAAAACTACTACAGCCGGGTTAACTCGCTGCAGGAGAGACGCTTACGCCGACATATCCGCTGGCTGCTCGATATCTCCTGGCGTTCTCTGTTCGGTGAACCACTGCCTGACGATTTTACTTTCGAGTTTAATAAGCTCTGGGAGATGTCAGACGTGGACCGCGCAACGATGGCGAACAATGTGGTTACTGCACTTGGTACCGCCGTTCGTGACCTTGGGATGCCACCTGCAGCAGCGCTTAACGACCTCAGGAACATTTCTGATGTGATTGGCATCGGTGGTTCTATCACTGACGAGGACATAGAAGATGCGAAGGCCCAGTGGGAGGAGGATGAACCTGAAACCATCCCTCCGCCGCCGTTCGGAGATCCAGTATCGAAAAAGCCTGTTGGCGATAGCAAACCAGATAGGGCAGATCGTCGATGGTACCTACGATGGTTCACAGGTCAGCGCTGACAGCATTTCGAAAACGCTGGTGGACTATTCCGAGGTAATCAGCGACTGGGCAGAGCAGGTCGGGCGAAGGATGTTTGCCCAGGTAGAGCAGGAGGAATGGAATCAGTGGAAATCGGTATCAGAGGAAATCGGCGCAGGCCTGCGTGATGTGGTGGGTAATACCCCCGTCGGGCAGGTGGCGCAGGATATCGTTTACCGTCAGATTCAGCTGATGAAGTCCCTGCCGCTGGAAGCAGCTGATCGCGTGATGGACATACAACAGCGCGCAATGCAGGCGGTTATCACGGGTGAACGTCCGGACGAGCTCTACGAGATGATCATGGCCTCCGGTGACGTGGCCGCCAGCAGGGCGCAGCTGATTGCCCGTACAGAGATTGGACGAGCTACCGGCGCGCTAACGCAGGCCAGAGCCCTTTCGGTTGGCTCAGAGGGCTACTGGTGGCGTATCGAAGGGGCCGGCACGCGCGATTCTCACCGCAAGATGAAAGATAAATTTGTGCGCTGGGATAACCCGCCGACGCTGGACGGTATGACCGGACACGCCGGATGTTTGCCGAACTGCAAATGCTGGCCTGAAGTACAGATTCCTGCACCGAGAAAATGAAAAATACGGCTTTGAGCATTCATTTCATGCGAACTGCAATACCTGCGAAATGTTATGAAAATGTTGTATTCGAAAAGACCGATTTTCAGCCCAGTTAATCGCTACTTTTACGGCTTTAAGGGGACTTTTTAATCGAGTCCATTTTCGTCGGTGCGGGTAAGAACCCTTATGTTAAATAGCCCGTTATTTCGAACATTTTTCCCATCTCACAAGGTCGCCTCCGGGCGGCTTTTTTGTTGCCCGTAATTGAGCAGGTAACCCATGAAATATTTCTTCACTACACGCCTGGGCGAAACGCGCTATCTGCAGGCGGACGGTTCGCTGCTGTGTAAAGACGTGCCGATAGCACGCACAGGGACGCAGGTCTATTTACCTGAGGAAATCGACCTCGAACCGGACGGCACCGGCACGGTGACAGTCTGGCGAACGGAAGACGAAGTGTTTTCCCCGGAGACGATGGCGAGCTTTGAGGGCGTAGCCGTCACGCTGGGGCATCCAGAGGACAGTCTGGGCAACATCGTTTTCGTGAACCCTTCTAACTTCGCACAGCTGGCGCACGGACACATTCAGAACGTCCGGCGCGGTACCGGCGATAAATCGGATCTGCTCATTGCTGACGTGCTGATTAAACGGCAGGAAGCAATCGACGCGGTGAATTCTGGCCTGACCGATGTCAGCTGTGGCTATGACGCGCAGTACAAGCAGCTGGCACCCGGTAAAGGCAAGCAATACCAAATCACAGGTAACCACCTCGCTGTCGGCATCGACCGGGGGCGTGCTGGTGGCCGCTGTGCAATCGGGGATTCCATCCCATCAACAACAAAGGAGAAGCCTGTAATGTCATGGCTTAAAAAACTGGCTCAGGCCATTAAGACGAAAGATGAGGATGCACTGGCAAAACTCATCGACGAAGCGCCGGATATGCCGTCTGATGGCATGCCTTCAATCCCCGGTTCCTCTATCACCATCAACATTCCTTCACAGGCCACAGCCTTACCTGAAGGCAATCGCACCACTACGGATGAAGGCGATCCGAACAAAGACAAAACTGGCACCGGCGATGAAGAAATTCCGGAGTGGGCGAAAGCGCTGCTGGCTCGTCTGGAAAAGCTGGAGGGTAAAACCACCGACGGCGATCCGGACCCCGGCAACATGACCACCGACGAAGACGAAGAAGAAAACCGCAAAGTGACGGGTGATGCAGCCTTTAAGCGCAACCTGATCGCCGATGCGGAAATTATCTGCCCTGGCTTCCAGCCTGCTGGCGATAAGAGTCTGAAACGTCAGGTGCTGAATCACGCAATGCGCACTGGTGACAGCCTGAAATCGTTTGGAGTGGATGATTTCTACAAAGCGCCGAAGGCTACGGTCGACGCGGTGTTTACTGCCGCTGTGGCGCTGCATAAGGCGAAAAATCAGCTGACACCGCTGAACAACATCACCCGCACCACGGACAGCGCAATCAGCACTAAGCACCTTTCCCCGGCAGAACTGAACAAGGTCAACGCCGAATTCTGGGCAAAAAACAAATAAGGTAAATCATCATGGCAGGTACTGCATATTTAACGCGCATGCCCCTGGGCATTGCCGGGGGCGTTACCCGTCCTCGTGATCTCACCATCGAGCCGGTAAGCCTGGACCACACGAAGCAGTTCGCGTCATACGGGCTGCCAGGCAAATACGTTAACGATAAATTCGTTCCGCTGGAATCTGGCGACACCATCAGCAAAGTGAAAGGGATTCTGGTTCGACCGTTCCCGATTACCTCTGCTCTGGATCTGGCTTACATCGGTGTGACGGCTGATCAGGTTGGTGACAACCTGAAACGCGGTTACATCTGCGTAATTGCTACAGCAGGCAACGCGGCGACCGCGAAAAAAGGCGATCCGGTTTACGTTCGCGTGGCTGGTGGTACCACTCAAAGCCCGGTTGGCTCCTTTGTGCTGTCGCCGGACTCTACCGCATCAAATACACCTCAGCTGCCAAATGCAGAGGTCATGGGGCCGGGTGAAGCCGACGGCCGTATTGAAATCGCTTATAACATCTGAGGGAAAAATTAATGTTTACAATTGACAGAGCGACCATCGACTCCACCGGCGCGTTTCTGGTCGGCGAACTGGAGCGCATGGATCAGACGCTGAACATGCCTTTAGTGTCCTACAAATGGTCACGCGACATGCCGCTGCGCAGCGATATTTCTATCGCTGATGAAGTGTCATCCTTCACTAATACCGATTTCGTCGGCGTTGGTGGTCCAAACCCTAACGGTAAAAACTGGATCGGTAAAAAAGCTACTGCCATTCCTGGTATCGAACTCGATATTCAGCCTACCCGTAACAACCTCACCCTGTGGGGGCAGGAAATCAGCTGGACGGTGCCAGAACTGGCTTCTGCCCAGAAACTGGGCCGTCCGGTTGATGTCCAGAAATACGAAGGCATGAAGCTGAAGTGGAACATGGACACCGACGAACAGGTTTATATCGGTGATAACGAGCTCGGCGTAGCTGGCCTGCTGAATCTGCCGGATGTTACTCCTGTTGCTGCAGCTGCAGCATGGACCGCAACCACTGATCCTGATGTGATTGTTCAGGATATCAACCTGGTGCTGTCTGATGGCTGGGTTCGTTCTGGTTATGCGGTCTGCCCGGCAAAAATCGGCCTTGCGCCGGAGCTGTTCGGCCTGCTGGCGAGCAAAAAGGTTTCCTCTGCAGGGAATATCTCCGTGCTGGAATACGTGAAGATTAACACCATCGCGTTTCAGGAAAACGGCACGCCACTGGAGATCGTCTCCATGAAGTGGGCCTCCAAGCGTGGCGCTGGTGGTGCGCATCGTATCGTTGCTTACACCCAGGACGAAAAATACGTTCGCTTCCCTATGGTTCCTCTGCTGAACACGCCGCTGGAGTATCGCGGACTGCAGCAGTTGACCACTTACTACGGCAAGCTGGGCCAGGTGGAAACCCCGTATTCCAATACGATTTCTTACCTGGACGTTCCGGCGTCTTAACCTGAAACGGGCGGGGAAACCCGCCTTTTTTTATGGAGCAAAAACATGAAATACGTTGTTTCCGGTGGCGCGACTCTCAGCTTTGCCGACGGTTCTAAATTTGAGCTGTCTCAGGGCATCCACGACAGTTCCTCTTTCCCGAAAGAAGTTAAGGACCACTGGGCCTTTAAAGCCTATGCGCGCCCGATTGACGAAGCCGACCTGGCGAACGAGCAGAGCAATGAAGACCTTTCCGCGAGCCTTGTTCTCCTGGCAGAAGAAAATAACACCCTGAAAGCGCAGCTGGCTGAGCATGAAAAAACCATCACCGCGCTGGGGAATGAAAACACAGACCTGAAAGCGCAGCTGGCAGCCGCTCAGGCACCAGCAGGCGGTAAACCTGCCGACAGCACGGACAAAACCGATAACACCGGCGGGGACGCGAAAAATGCCAAAAAACAGCAGGCTTCCGACTAACGAGCAGTTCCGCACCGACTTTCCCGAGTTCGCCGACAAAACACGCTACCCGGACCCCTCAGTGAATTTCTATCTGGGGCAGGCCGATTCGCTTCTGAATCAGGACGTACAGGGCGATCAGTTCGTCTACCTGGCCGAACTATTCACGGCTCACTATACGGAGTTGCGCGGACGCACGCTGGCCGCTGCTGCCGCTGGTGGTGTGAACAGCAACGGCGCAGCAGGTGTCGTGTCCTCTAAATCAGTGGATAAGGTTTCAGTGAGCTATGACGTGTCCGGGGTAATCAATCCTGATGCCGGTTTCTGGAACAGCACCGCCTACGGGCGCGAGTTCTACTGGTGGTGGTCGATGTTCGGCGCTGGTGGCAGGCAGCTGCTATGAAAAGCGGGTTAACGGTTCGTGCTGATAACGCCGTGGCTGTTCTGGAATCCCTCCGGCAGCTATCCGGAATGGATGTGCTGGTGGGAATACCTGAGGACAAGGCAGGGCGTGAAGATGGCTCCCCGATTAATAACGCGGAACTGGGCTACCTCCACTCGACGGGCGCAACGGTAGAAATCGACGGTACGACGGTCACGCTTCCCCCGCGTCCTTTTCTGGATATGGGGATCGAGGATTCAAAACCCCGAACCACTGCGCACCTGAAGGCAGCGGCAACCGCCGCGCTGGAGGGGCAGACTGAAGCAGCAGTGCGTGAGCTGGAGAGCGCCGGACAGATTGCCCGTGATGCTGCAAAAGCTGTTATCGGTGCTGGCGACCGACTGCACCCGCTTTCTGAGAAAACCCTCGAACGCAGACGCGCCGAAGGCATTCCCGGCGACAAGCCGCTGTATGCCCACGGTTACCTGCTGCGCTCAATTAACTACGTCGTGAGGAAAAAATAATGCCTCTTCTCGATGTGAGCGATGTTCTTCTCGATCCCGACTTCATGGACACCAGTCTGGTGTGTCACCGGCAGGTTCAGACGGTGGATGAGGACAATTTCACGAAAAATACCGCTCAGGATATTCCATTCTCTGGCGTGGTGACGGTTGACCGTTCTCTGGAAGCCAGGCGAATGGAAGCAGGACAGAACATAAGCGGCGCGATCCTCATCGTGACGCAGTTCAGATTAACCCAGGGCCAGCCCGGTTCAGACAGCTCCCCGCGACTTGATGCAGATATCGTGACCTATAGCGGACGCGACTATCGCGTGACGTTCGTCGACCCGTACACCCGTTACGGTGCCGGATTCGTCCAGGCACATTGTGAGCTGGTGGACTTTAACGGAGGGACGCCAGTTGAGTAACGACAGCACCGCGCGCGGTTATCTGACGCCTGTCGGGGAGCTCCCCCAATACGACGAGGCGCTGGAGCGTGAAATCAGCCGGTGGATTCGTGGTGTTTCTGGCCTGCCGGCTGCACTTGTTTTCCCCCGATGGACTGACCCGCAGCCGCAGATCCCCAACAACGGGGTGACGTGGTGCGCCTTCGGTATCACTACTGTTCCCCAGCCGTTAAGTCAGTCCGATGTTCAGGTTTCGGAAGAACAGTCCGAGCAATGGACATGGGAGCAGGTCACGGTGATTTGCTGCTTTTACGGCCCTCTGGGAGCCAACACTGCATCAACTTTCCGCGCGGGGATATTCGTCGAGCAGAACAACGCTGAGCTGAACCGCTCGGGGCTTTCGCTGGTGGATGCCGGGACTATCTACAACCTGCCAGAGCTCATTAACAAGCAGTGGGTGAGGCGATACGACCTCACCATTACGCTTTCCCGCAAAAACATTCGTACCTACAACGTCCGGACGCTGCAAGATGCGCCCGTCTCATTTTTCGGAGACTAAATTATGCCGCAGGGATTACCTGTATCAAACGTCGTCAATGTCGACGTGATCATTGGGCCGCGTGCGGCTACTGGTCGAAACTTTGGTTCGCTGCTCATTCTCGGGAGCTCAACGGTTATCCCGGTTTCTGAGCGAATTCGCCTCTACTCATCGCCTGAGGATATCGGCTCTGACTTCGGTGTGGATAGCCCGGAATATGAAGCAGCTACGGTGTATTTCTCGCAATCACCGAAGCCTCAGCAGGTATATGTCGGCCGCTGGGCGAAAACGCTGGCATCGGCTGAAAGCGGTTCGACGGAAACGCTGCTGCAGGCCGTGAACGCCGTACTGAATTACACGAACTGGTATGGCCTGGCCGTGGCAGACGATGAAGATATCGACGATGCCGACTGGCTGAGTGTGGCCGCAGCGATCGAGGCTTCCAGTCTCAGCCGCATACTGGCGATTACCACTGCAGACCCGGCCTCAGTTGATGCGACATCGACAACCGATCTGGCTTACAAGCTGAAGGCTGCAAAATACGCTCGCACATTTGTGCAGTATTCCACCAGCAGCAAGTACGCCGCGCTGTCTGCGTTTGGCCGCGCGTTTACCGTGAATTTCAACGGCAGCAACACCACCATTACCCTGAAGTTTAAACAGGAGCCGGGGATCACGTATGAAACCCTGACCACCAATCAGGCGGCGGCGCTGGATGCCAAGAACTGCAACGTGTTTGTGTACTACCAGAACGATACGGCAATCCTGCAGCAGGGCGTCATGTCCAGCGGTGATTTCTTCGATGAACGCCACGGGCTCGACTGGCTGCAGAACTACGTTCAGACCAACCTGTATAACCTGCTCTACACCAGCACAACCAAAGTCCCACAGACCGATGCTGGCGTTACGCGCCTCCTTTCCAATGTCGAACAGTCGATGGATCAGTCTGTCACAAACGGGCTGGTGGCTGCCGGTGTATGGAACGGCGGCCCGATCGGGCAGTTGGATTCCGGCGATACGCTGACAAAAGGCTATTACGTCTACGCGCAGCCGATTTCCGAGCAGGCGCAGGCAGACCGCGAAGCCCGTAAGGCACCGGTTATTCAGGTGGCCTGTAAGCTGGCGGGTGCGGTTCATTTCGCTGATGTTCAGATCAACGTCGTTCGCTAAGGAGAACATGAATGGCTACTTATTCTTTTATGGACGTTACGGCGTCCCTCTCCGGCCCGACCGGCGAGATTGATCTGGGCTACGGTTCCGCCAGTTCAGAGGAGGGGATCACCGTTGCAATGGGCGGCCCCAAAAACACCATGACCATCGGTGCTGACGGCGAAGTGATGCACAGCCTGCACGCTGATAAAAGCGGCACGGTAACCGTCAACCTGCTGAAAACCTCGCCGACAAACAAAAAGCTGTCGCTGGCGTACAATGCGCAGAGTCAGTCCTCAGGCACCTGGGGGAACAACGTCATTGTGATCCGAAACAAGGTGAGCGGAGACATCATCACGGCGCGCAGCGTGGCGTTCCAGAAACAGCCGGATAACGCCAACGCTAAGGCCGGTAATACGATGCCCTGGGTGTTTGACTGCGGCAAAATCGACCAGGTACTCGGAGAGTTTTAACAGATGGAATGCTCAATCAAAGGCCACGATTACCGCGTGGCAAAACTCAGCGTTTTTGACCAGCTGAAAGTGACCCGTAAGCTGCTGCCAGTGCTGGCGGGAATGATGTCAGATTTCGGGAGCATTCGCTCCCTGTTGCCTGCTGATGGCAAAATCGACACCGTGAAATTCGACAAACTGCAACCGGTGTTTGAAACCCTGCTGCCGTGTATCGCTGAAAAGCTGTCTTCCCTGACCGAAGAAGACACCAACGCGATTATTCATCCGTGCCTGGCCGTAGTATCACGTAAGCACATGGACGGATGGACGCCGGTATTTAACAGCGGTCAGCTGATGTTCGATGATATCGACCTGCTAACCATGCTGCAGCTGGTGGCGCGGGTGGTCGCCGATTCGCTGGGAAATTTTTTGCCCGTGAGCCCTACCAGCGCGACGGCGGACCAGCCTCAGGGCTAACCCTCAACAGCCTGCCTGACGGGCTGTCTTATCTCCTTGACCCGGTTGACGCCGGGTTAATCCCTTATTACGCGCTGAAGGATGGATCTGTCGATCTGTGCGATATCGCGCTGATGAATGACCACCTGGCCGTTAAGGCTGACAACCAGCGCCGTATAGAGAAATGGAGAGAGGATAATGAACGCTGAGACTATTAAAGATTTCCTCGTCTCGCTCGGTTTTGATATCGACGAAGCAGGCGCGGAAAAGTTCGATTCAGTCCTCGCCGGCACGACCGCAAATGCCATCAAAATGGGGCTGGCCGTCGAAGGTGCCGCGCTTACCGTAGTGGCCTTTACGGCTAAGATCGCCTCCGGGCTCGATAACCTCTACTGGGCGTCACAGCGCACCGGCGCGACGGTTCAGGGGATTCAGTCTATTGGCTATGCGGTTTCGCAGGTGGGCGGCAGCGTGGACGCGGCGCGCTCCTCTCTGGAAAGCCTCTCCCGGTTTGTTCGTAACAATCCCGGCGCGGAAGGCTTCCTGAATCGCCTAGGCGTACAGACCCGTGACGCCAGCGGTAACATGCGCGACATGGCCGCTATCTTTACGGGTGTCGGCCAGAAGCTCAGCAGCATGCCGTATTACCGGGCTAACCAGTATGCGCAGATGCTGGGCATTGACGAAAATACCCTCATGGCGATGCGCCGGGGTGTAGGTGGTTTCTCCGGGCAGTACAGCGCGATGGCGAAGGCTATCGGCTTCAATGCTGACGAGGCTGCCAGAAGCTCCAACAAATTCATGACCTCCCTGCGCGAGTTCGGCGCGATGGCAGGCATGGCCCGTGACAAAATCGGCTCTAATCTTGCTGGTGGCCTGGCGGGTTCGCTGGACACGCTGCGCCGTCATATCCTGGATAACTTCCCGCGTATTGAGCAGACCCTGACGAAAGCCATAAAAGGCATTCTGGCGCTCGGGGACATTATCGGGCGGCTGTTCTTCAGGCTTATTGAGGGGACATCAGACCTTATTACCTGGTGGAAATCACTCGACAAGCAAACGCGGGAACTGATCTCGCTGTTTGGCGCGCTGACGATTGCGCTGCGCATTCTGAACAGCACGTTCTGGATGTCACCTATCGGCCTCATTACCGCGCTGGCGGCAGGGATTGCCCTCCTGTGGGAGGATTATAAAACCTGGAAGGAAGGCGGCCAGAGCCTGATTGACTGGGGCAAGTGGAAACCGGAAGTCGACGCCGCGCTAAAAATGGTCCATGACCTGCTGGGGACCGTTAACGATCTGGCGAAAGCGCTGGCGAAGCTGCTCAATATTGACCCTAAATCATGGTCCCTGAAGTGGGATTTCAGCAACTTCATCGACCAGATGGGCGAGTTCAGCAGGATGCTGAATATGATCGCCGACCTGCTGAACGCCATTAAAGACGGTCGCTGGGCCGATGCGGCCAGTGTTGGCAGGCAGCTACTGAATCAGGGGAGTGATAAACCGTCTGCAATGCCAGAAGTGACGGACAGCGCTAACCAGACGGCGGAGTGGTTGAACGACAAGCTGGGATTTGATCCGCGCAATGTCGGTAAAACCGTCAAAGGTTGGCTGTTTGGTAGCGAGGCTGGAGAGGGGCGCGGGATTCATGACGACCAGCGCGACCCCCAGATTGATGAGCTGAACGGCACGCAGGAAAAATCACGGAAAGAGGATGCTGAATATCACGGCCGTAGTACCGGAGTGCTAGGCAAAATTGCAGAGGGTATTAAGCAAATTACTGATGGAATGTTCCCGACTGCAGAGGCGGCAGCATTCACCCCCACAGATGCGAGTGGCTTACCTCTTGCAGGCGTAAAGCAGCCGCAGCCATCAAAAGCAGGCTCTGAGTTGCTGGGATGGATGCAACCGATGCTCACCAGTCTGGAACAGCTCTACCGGCTTCCGGAAGGTTTGCTGCGCAGTGTGGCCATCACGGAATCAGGCGGAAATCAGTTCGCTGTTTCAGGTGCAGGCGCTAAAGGGCTGTTTCAGTTTATGGACGGCACCGCGCGTGATATGGGCCTGCGCGGGAACGACGTATTCAACCCTGAAAAGGCCGCGCAGGCAGCCGCTAAATATCTCTCACAATTGTTGAAGGCGAATGGCGGTGACCTGAGCAAGGCGCTGGCCTCATACAACTGGGGGATCGGGAACGTGCAGAAGCACGGAATGGCCCTGATGCCGCAGGAAACCCGCAACTACATTCCTAAGGTGTTGAGTAACATGCCCGGGAAGGGAACGCAGGTACAGCAGCAGAACACCTATCACATTTACGGTGGTGGTGATCCGCGTTCTGTTGGTACCGAGGTCGAGCGCCGGCAGCAGTCGGCAAACGCCCAGGTTATGCGCGGCAATCAAGCGAAGGTGGGCTAATGGATATTCTCTCAACTCTATTTCAACAGCAGACCCGAAAAATAGGGATGATAGTCCCCAGCGTGGTTGTTTCTGAGAAGCACACCGACACGCTGGAGATAACCGAGCACCCTGTCGAGGTTGGGGCCGCCATCGCTGACCATGCTTACAAGAAACCGTCTGAAGTGGTGATGGAGGTCGGTTTCGCTGGCGGCGGATCGCTGCTGGATTTTGCCAGTAATCTGACGGCCACCAGCCTGCTCGGTCTGAGCCCCCAGCAGACGTATCAGGAGATACTCAACCTGCAGGCGAGCCGTATCCCTTTCGATGTGGTAACCGGCAAACGGCTGTACAGCAACATGCTAATCCGCGCGCTGGAAGTGACGACAGACAAGACAACCGAAAACGTCCTGTCTGCCGTCCTCACCCTGAGGGAGGTTCTTATCTCGCAGACGCAGCAGATCACCGTCGCGGATAAAACCAACATGAAGGACGGGGCCAGCACGTCGGCGGTACTGAATACCGGCAACAAAACCACAAAGCCGCCAAATACCTCGCTGCTGAAAAGCATCACGGGTAACGCGGCGTCATTACTGGGGCTCGGCTAATGGCAATTCAGGAAATCCCGCTGACAGCGGATAACCAGCAATTCAGCATCATCCTGGCAGGTACCACCTGGCGGATTAGCATCACCTGGCGCGATCTGTACTGGATTTTGGACCTGCAGAACGACAGAGGGGAGCCGGTAATCTCCGGTATTCCTCTCGTAACGGGGGCTGACCTGCTGGCGCAGTACGGCTATATGGGGCTCGGCTTTAAGCTGGTGGTGGTCTGTGACGACAGCACACAGGATTATCCGACGAAAACCGACCTGGGCGGCCGCAGTCATTTACTGGTATCAACGGAGTAAGCATGTCACAGAACTGGATGAGACATTTCGAGCTGCAGCTCGTGGACGAGGACGGGCAGGGTATCGAGCTCAGCGATTTTAAAGTGACCTTTACGATCGACTGGTTCAACATCAGCAGTGCGTCACGGGTGGGAACATTCAAAATCTACAACCTCTCGGCAGATACGGTGAACCGCATCACCGGGCAGGAGTTTTCGAAAGTGCGGCTGATTGCCGGTTACGACGGTATCGCTCCGGAGGTATCGGCCAGCGACGTCGGGACCGTGCGGGAAGTCGACGCGGCGGACGTGGGTCAGAGTGACGGCCGCAACTACGGGCTTATTTTCAGCGGCGAAATTCGCTACTCGGTCACAGGAAAAGACAGCCCCATTGATTCCTACGTCCTGATTCAGGCAGCCGATACGGATCTGGCTTTTGCCACCAGCATAACCTCGCAGACCCTCGCAGCCGGTTATACGGTCGCAGACGTGAACCGCGCGCTGATGAAAGACTTCGAGGCCAAAGGCGCGACCGAAGGCCTGTCGCCTGAAATGCCTGCTACCGTCTTCCCCCGGGGCCGGGTGCTGTTCGGCATGACACGGCATCTTATGGATAACGTGGCCGGACAATGTGGCGCAACATGGCAGTTCGTGGATGGTCAGCGCCAGATGGTGGCGAATAACGAATATGTTCACGACGCGATTGTGCTCAACAGCGCCACCGGGCTTATCGGTATGCCTCAGCAGACTATCGGCAACGGCGTAAACGTCCGCGCGCTGATTAACCCGAACATCCGGGTTAACGGGCTCATTCAGCTGGATCAGGCTTCGGTATTCCGCACCGCGCTGTCAAACAACGATATCGCGATGGCCGGCGGGCAGATCACCGACCAGAACACGGACGGAAATATCACGCTCAGCGGTACCACCGCGCAGCCTGCCAGCATCGCAACGGATGGCGTTTATATTGTGCGCGGGATTATGTACACTGGCGACACAAGGGGCCAGGCGTGGTACATGGATATGATGTGCGAAGCGCGTGGCGCGGCGGATCTCCGCACTCAGGACTCGCTTAACCGGGGGTAAATGTGAAAGCCTTAGCCATTTTAATTGTTGCCTTTATGTCATTTGGGGCATCAGCAAGCGGTTACACCGCTTATTGTGGACCTTACACCATCACAGCAAGGTTGGGTGAAATGGACATGATTAACGGTGAACGCGTCACATCTCAGAAAATTACAAATCTTGGCGCTGATGGCATTAAGATTGATATGGGGCTAATGCCTGCCAAAGACGGCAACAACTACGGCTTTGAATACATTCGTCGCCCTGGTACCGAAAAGCGTTTCCTGAACGTCCAACTGCTGCAGAACAGTATGGATGCGCCGAGAATCATCGGATCTTTCCCGTGTAAAAAGGTTGATGGTTAACCAAAAGTTACATTTCCGCATAGTGTTGAGTTTGTTCACATTCACTAAATAATGATTTTTTATCGCTTGCTAGGTGGTTGCATGATCACTAAACTTTGCGAACTTTTAGCGCTCAGCTAACTTTGAATAAGTGGTGTATAGTCGTTTAAAACGACAGAGGGATTGGGTATGGCGATTAGCTACGCATTTGCGCTGGCAACAATTACACAACAAATGAATCAGGTTCAGGAAGCTGTAAACGGTGCTTTCAAGCCTCTGATTTCCAATGCTTGTGAACTGCCACAACGATTAGATGCTGAAGAGGCATTTCGTCGTTGTACCGCGATTGCTGCACGCGCTCAAGAAATCGAAAATACCGCGAAGGAAGGCATGTCTCATCTCGAAGCTTTTCGAAATGGGAGAATCATTGTTGATGAGCTTCCGGAAGGGTTTTTATCCCATCTCGAAGGTCTTGCTAAGGCATGCCGAAATGCCAAAGGTCATTTAGTGGATATGTTCTCTGAAGCGGAAAGATCCCCTATGTGGCAAGGCCATCTGCAAATGTTGCGCCCATTAAAACGCAAATATGTTCGTGCGTTGACAGCTGTCGAGAACACTGCAACTCAGTTGGCCGCTGAAGTTAGGCAATCGCAGCCTTTCCAGGCTGAACTCTTGTCAGATAATGTTACCCGTGAAGAGGCTATTGAATTGATCTCAACATCGCATAAGATGCTGGGAGCCGACGCCCCTAAATGGATGTGACATGGCAAAAGTCAGTATCACGGGAGAATTGCATCATTTAGCTGCAGCACATAAGTATGCTCAAATGCTTGCAGATTATATTTCAAAGGGTTCCCAGTTCTGGTGTTTTGGTTCGTTAGGCGGTTTTGAACGTAACTATGATGCGATGGCTGCCAACATCAGGAAAATTCACTTAAAGCTATCTGGCGACAAACCTTGGCCTCCAGAAGCATCTCTAAGTGAACGGACATGTAATAACTTTTTGGTATTTGCTCAGCATCTTTATGATGATGAACACTATCAAATATTGGCAATCATCAGCCCAAACGCTCATCAACAAGCTGATTCGATGCTTCCCAGGCTGATAAAATTAGCTGAGGAAACCTTCATAGAACTTCCCCCTGATGAACTCGAAAAATTGAAAACCTACGATTCATAAACCCGCCACCCGGCGGGTTTTTTGCTTTCTGGAGCCTACAAAATGGCAGTATCTGACCAGACCCGCAGCGGCGATCTTGCCGAAACATTTAAATCTGAGCGGGAGACAACAAAGAACCAAATCCGCGTCGCTTTGCCTTGCATCGTTCAGTCATTCGATCCCGGCGCAGTGACGGCGGTTGTGCAGCCTGCGATCCGTTCGGTTGAAATTGATAACGACGGCAACCGCGTTACCAAAAATTACCCGTTGCTAGTGGATGTGCCAGTGTTATTTCCGCGCGGCGGCGGCTGCACGTTAACTTTCCCGGTGAAAGCCGGCGATGAATGCCTGGTGATTTTTGCCGATCGCTGCATCGATTTCTGGTGGCAGAACGGCGGAGTACAGGAGCCTGTCGACGACCGGGTGCATGATTTATCGGATGCGTTCTGTATCGTCGGGCCACAGTCGCAGGCGCAGAAAATCAGCGGCATCAGCACCAGCGCGGTTGAGTTACGTAGCGACGATGGCGGAACCAAACTGAGCCTTAATCCTTCAAGTGGGGCGATAGCCGGTACCGCGCCGGGAGGTTTCAACCTCAACGGCCTGAAAATTCTACCTGACGGCCGCCTGCAGCTGGTGGATGGATCAATCGTTGATAAGCATACGCATGGCGGCGTTGAAAGCGGCGGCAGCAATACAAAACCTCTGGGAGGGTAAATATGCGATACCGACGTGAGGACGACGACGGCGATTACACTTTTGGCAGCGGCGATGATACCTGGCTGATTAACTCACCGGAGGCCGTCGCGCAGGCTGTGAAAACGCGATTCGAATTGTGGTATGGGCAGTGGTTTCTAGACACGACAGAGGGGACACCGTGGATTCAGTCCGTACTCGGTAAGCAGAAGCCGGAAACCTACAACCTGGCGATCCGTAAGCGCATCCTCGAAACGCGGGGCGTTAAATCCATTCTCTCTTTCAATACGACAGTGAACACGACGACGCGCCGCGTCCAGTTCTTCGCTGAGATCGACACAATCTACGGAACAACGACAGTAACCAGCGAGGCATAAATGGCCCTCAATTTGGACACACTCGGCTTATCGGCAACGGTAACCGCTGAGGGGATCAGTGCGCCTGATTACCAGACGATACTCGATACCCTGACAAGCTATTTCCAGCAGATTTATGGCAGTGACGCTTATCTGGAGCCGGACAGCAAAGACGGCCAGATGGTAGCGCTGGTGGCGCTGGCTATTCACGATGCCAATAACACGGCCATTACTGTTTACAACTGCTTTTCACCTGCTACGGGTTACGGCGCAGCGCTGACCAGTAACGTGAAAATTAACGGTATCGCGCGCAAAGGGGCGACGAACTCCACCGTGGATCTGCTGCTCACCGGCACTGCAGGGACAACCATCACGAACGGTACCGTGAAAGACACTAATAACGTGATCTGGCGTCTTCCTGCCTCGGTAGTGATTGGCGTTGATGGTACGGTGACGGCCACTGCCACCTGCTCAAACAGCGGCGCGGTCGCCGCGCTGGCGGGGACAATTACTACCATCAACACGCCGACCCGAGGCTGGACATCGGTAACCAACCCGGCGGCGGCCACCGTAGGCGCGCCGGCAGAAACCGACGCAGAGCTGCGCATCAGGCAGGGGCAGAGCGTCGCGCTACCCTCTATCACGCCGTTTGAGGGCGTTGACGGTGCGATTGCTAACGTTGCTGGCGTGACACGTCACAAGCTCTACGAGAATGATACTGGCGCGACCGATAGTAACGGGCTGCCGCCACACTCTATCTCAGCCATCGTAGACGGCGGGGACGTGACCGACATTGCCCAGACTATCCGGGGTAATAAAGGGCAGGGAACGGCGACCTACGGGACGACCTCTGTCACGGTACCGGACACTTACGGCAATCCACACGTGATCAGTTTTTCGCGTTCGACTGATGTTCCGATTTACGGGCATATCACACTGAAAGCCTTTACGGGCTACACGTCGCAAATTGGCGTGCAGATTCAGCAGGCCGTCGCGGATTACATCAATGGGCTGACGATCGGTGATTCTGTTCTGCTGAGCCGCATTTACTCCCCGGCGAACCTCGGCGTGGTGAGTGGTGGCAGTGCACGCTATTACGATATTCAGGAGCTGCTGATTGGCAAATCTGCCGGAACGGTAGCGGCGGCGAATATTAATATTGCCTACAACGAATCAGCGTCCTGTAAGCCTGAAAATATTGTCTTAACGGTGACGTCATGAGTAAGTACACAGACTTAATCACCAACTACCACGCCACCAGGCCGAAATACTTTGATCACATCGACCTGAGCACCCGGCCGCTGATTGACATCACATCAGCCACCCGGGGGCTGGTTAGCGCGTTTGACATTGATACGGCGGTAGGCGTCCAGCTTGATACCCTCGGGCTCTGGATCGGACGTAGCCGTATAGTCAGCCAGCCCATTACGGGGGTTTATTTCAGCTGGGACACCGACGGGCTCGGATATGACCAGGGCGTCTGGCAAGGGCCGTATGATCCGGATTCAGGCTATACGTCGCTGAGCGATGACACCTACCGCATCATTCTGAAAGCAAAAATCGCTATCAACAATTGGGACGGCCGCAACGACTCTCTGCCGCCCATCCTTGACGCTGCGACTGCAGGCTCTGGCCTGAAGATGCAGATCGTCGACAACCAGGACATGACGATTTCGGTCTGGGTTTTCCCCGAGACTGATATTTCTGATGTGTCACTCGAACTGATCGCCGCTATCAAACAGGGCTATCTCACCGTTAAAGCTGCTGGCGTATGGGCTGGTGATGTTGAAACGCCTTCAGTAGAAACACCGTCTGAAGGCACTAAGTTTTTTGGGTTTGATATGGATAACGAATACATCGGCGGGTTCGATGTAGGAGCATGGGGAGTAAAACTTTAATGGCAATAAATAATTTTAAAGCGTTCGCAATTGATCCAAATGCTAACGTCATGTCACAGGCTGGCTGGGAGGCACTCCCCGCGCTGTTATCTGGTTTTACTTCAGGTAAGGCTGACAGCTCGCAGGTAAACAAAGCTATTCGCCAGGCGACCACAATTGCCGCGCTTGTGGGGCAGTTTATTGCGAACTCTGGCGTGGACGCCCTCGATAATGCCGACGTTAACGGGCTCGTGACAAAATTCACGAATGCGCTTACCGCAAACCTCGGTTTGGGAACAGCCTCAAAAAAGAATGTCGGCAACGGTGCTAACCAGATCCCTGATATGAATAGTTTTGCCGGTTCTTTAGGTTTTACTGGGTACCAAAAATTGCCGACTGGGCTGATCATTCAATGGGGGGCGTTTAACGTTAACGCCACAGCTGGGGCTGTGGGAACTACTGACATTACTTTCCCGATTGCATTCCCTGCTGCATTCAGACATCTCAGTGCCTTAATGTCTACAAACGATCCATCACAGCGTTTCACCGGGTTCGATATTGGAAACACAAATACAACAAAAGCGAGATTTACTTACGTTACTCCTACCTCAAACAGCATCTATTGGTTGGCTATAGGATATTGAACATGGAAAAAATCTATTATTTCGACTCGATTGGCTTTGGGTTCTATATTTTCCCGGACAGTCCTGTCATCCCGGATGAAGCAACAGAAATTAGCATTGAGGTTTATTCCGAATTCGCTGGTGTTGCCTGGCCTGAAGGCAAAATACTTGGGGCTGATAGTTCTGGGATGCCCGCATGGGTTGATGCTCCACCTCCTACCCATGAAGAGGAAGTGGAATCTGCGGAGCAACATCGCCAGCAGTTGCTTTTAAAGGCTGATGGAGTAACCGCCGACTGGCGCGTGGAATTAATGCTGGGAGATATCAGCGAGGAAGATAAAGATAAATTGTCAGCGTGGATGGATTATAAAAAACAGGTAAAAGCCGTCGACACGTCAACGGCTCCGGACATTACCTGGCCTACACCTCCGGCGGAGTAGGCCACTCGATATCTGGTGCGCTGGTGGTATCGACATCTTCCAGTGCATCCAGATAATCAAGCCAGGCGTTATATTGTTCTTTCTCTGTATCCTTCAGGCGGCCCATTGCTGCTTTACCGGGCCACTGCTTACTGTTCATAAACTCGTTAGCCTGATCGATCCGCTCTATTTTTTCTGCTTCCGCAGCCGCTACAAGTTCCTCGTGAGAGGGCTCTGGTTTATCGGCCCATACGGGATATCCATCATCACCGGCTACGCGAACTTTACCTTCCGGTGGCTCACCAGCAAATTCATAAAAAATAGCATCATCCACATCCATTCCATCTTTCGGCCAGCTTTCAGACAAAATATAACTTTCTTGCAGGGCGTATGGATAAAATGCATTTTCAGAGGGGCTATAAATAAAATTAGTCATAATTAATATCCTATTGCCAGAAAGCGCGAGCCAGCATTACTTCGCGTTGAGCTGTTTCTTAAATAAACACTTTTTTTCGCATCAGAGACATTTTGTGCGTCAATAGCAATTGAAATTGGAACCGTTGAATCAGAAGAACTTGAGGCAACTCCAGTCGCATAACACATAGCTGTTGGGAAAGGTATCGGATAAACAACTTCGAGTGATGTCCCCGCAGGAATAGCACCTATAGAACCAATTTGAACAATCATTCCATTAGGAAATGTGAATACCCCTGTTACGTTTCCACCTGAAAAGGTTTTCGTGAAAAAAGTCATGTCGGGGATCTGGTTTGCGCCGTTGCCGACGTTCCTTTTCGAGGCTGTTCCCAAACCGACGTTTTAGAGAATGAAAATTACCCCCTACTCTGGCATTGTTCAGGCTTTTGTCTGGAGGGAAACACGTGCTAATTGGCTACGTGAGGGTATCAACAAATGACCAGAACACCGCGTTACAAAGAAATGCTCTCGATAGCGCAGGATGTGAGCTGATTTTTGAAGACAAAATGAGTGGGAAGACTTCAGAGAGGCCGGGTCTAAAGAAGGTACTCCGGACACTATCTGAAGGCGATACGCTAGTGGTGTGGAAACTGGACCGCCTCGGGCGCAGCATGCGACATCTTGTCGTTCTGGTGGAGGAACTGCGAGAGAAGGGGATAAATTTTCGCAGCCTGACCGACAGCATAGACACTTCTACGCCGATGGGGAGATTCTTCTTTCATGTCATGGGGGCGCTAGCCGAAATGGAAAGGGAGCTAATCATTGAGCGTACCCGGGCTGGGTTGGCAGCTGCGCGAGCTGAAGGGCGGATCGGTGGCCGAAGACCAAAATTAACGGATGAGCAGTGGGCGCAGGCAGGGAGGTTAATTGCAGCAGGGCAATCGCGCCAGCGTGTGGCAATAATTTACGATGTTGGAGTATCGACACTGTATCGTAAATTCCCGGTAGGCAGTGGTTAGACACGATGCAGGCCGCCGGTGATTGTTGAGACTGGCAGCCTGCATATTTTTACAGCCCAACCTGGCGAACTGTCGGAAACTCAGACACAAGCCACATATCGGCCTTTTCAAATATCGCTATTTTCCTGCCTCGTTGCACGAATTTTTTCAGCTATCCATTCTTCCACTTCCGTTGATACCCATCTTACTGACCTACCTATCTTAATGGGTTTTGGGAATTTGCCCGCGTTCATCCAACTGTAAATGGATCCCTTTTTGAACCCAACAGCTTTACAAACTTCTTTCAGATCCATCAAATATATGTTCAAGTTATGCTCTCCTCATTGAATGATAAAAGGACGTCTTGTTGGAAAAGCTAACATTGACACGAAAGGAAGCAGCTGAACTACTCGGTATCTCTACGGCTACCGTTACTCAGTGGGTTCTTGAGGGCAGGCTTAAGGCTTACCGGGTCAGCGACAGGCCCAAGTCACCGTACTTGTTTACGAAAGAAGCTTGCTTGGCCGCCTTGTTAGCTGTGGAAGTCGAGCCAACCAAGCTAAGGAACAAAGAGCGAGAGGTTGAAGTTGAGGTGGCGTTTACTCGACGGCAGAAAGAAGTGAATAAAAAATTGCGTCAAATGCTTAACATGCCTGAAAAGGAATGAAATAACCGGCACGGTGGCCGGTCTACTTTTTCTTGGAGAAATTGAACAGTTGTACTAAAAGCAAACTAATGTGCATCAATGAAGTAGCAGCGAATCCAATAGACAGAGTCGGGAGAAAATTAATCGGTTCTTTGCTGGTAGCCATGAGAAAAAGCCCCATAAAGAAAACAATCCCTAACTCAGCAAACGTAAGAGCGTACATGATGATGACAGTTGTCATGTATCCATAAGACTTTACCTTATGCATGTTTCTGCCACCAATGCCTATTACAAACGTTAACGCAGCGATCAGAATTGCGATCGTGGTGCCTGCGTATGAGGCTATCGCTGCTCCAAGCGCGTCTCTATGTTCAGAGAATGAAACGCCAGGAACCAAGTATCTGAATGCAAAATAAGCTGCAATAACAGGAAAGTATGGCAATGCAAAAAGAATTACACCTGGCATGACTTTGTGGTTCTGTGACATTGCCGCCTCCTTGTAATCCAATGATAGTTAAAACTCACTATCAAACGCATCGTTATAGCTTTTCATTATAACAGACTTCATTCTTATGAAGCATGTTTCCATCTCTTCTGCGATATCTTCGTTTGTCGATTTATAAAGATTAGCTGCCAGATGTCCTTTATTAGACAGGTAGTATTCCGTAAGAAGATCGGCTGCCTGCTCTTTGCCTTTGATGAGTATATCGCTATGGCTGTCATCGGCGTTTTTAATGAGTTCCTTCGCCATGTCTCGAATGTTTCTTGCTCTCTTCGGCTTTAGCGTGATCTCAATACCATCTAAAAGTTCTTCGTCAATAGTTTCAATACCTGTTGCTCTAAGCAAAGGGCTGAACAGCTTAGACCCGCTTTCCACCCTAAGCGTGGTTCTGCCGATGAACTGCATTTCTAAAGCATCATCTTTACTAACATCACGCATCAGAGGTTCAATACAAAGTTTGAAGCCCATAGGAATATCCAATTTATTGGAAAGATAAATCTGCAGATCTCTGGTTCTGGGGCCGTGTTGAGATGATGCATAACCAATGATGTTGTCTTTCACTAAAAGAAAGGAAGGGAAAGCAAGGGTTTCATCATTACCCAAAGCATTCTTCATTTCATCGATAGAAAATGTTTTCTTATTTACCCTTTTAACAAAGGCAGAATCATATGTCTTTGTTAACAAGAAGCTTTTGTCAACAATGTGGTGGGCGAAAACGAAATAATCGTCAACTTCAAGGGCGTTACCTTTCTTTTCGACTACCTGTGAAGAAAGGGATTCAAAAAGGTTACATGGTGAGTTATCTTTTCCATTGCTATAATAAATAGCATAAAAACTCATTTTCATATCATTTTCCGTTATATAGATGGATTAACCATCATATGGCCCATTTCTGATGGCAAATATGGATAATGATAAACTCTAAAAGAAAATTGGATAACCTGGAGTTTTATCAGGGTTTTTAGGGTTAGTCTTCCATCAGCCACATTTCGGACTCTTCAAACATTTCCTCCAGCATGCGGTTCAGCTTTTCCCGATCGCTTTTGCTGGCATCGCTATTCAAGCCGTTCGCCTGCATCGGCTTCACCCTCACTTCGGCATCAGGGAAGATCTGGTGCACTCGCTTCGTCAGCTCTGCCAGGATAATCTCTCTGGCCCCTTCAAGTCCCTCTACATTTCGCTTGTCATAAACCAGTTCAACGAACATAAAAGCCTCCGGAAAACCACTGTGGTTGTATACAGTATTTTTACTGTAAAAATAAACAGTGTCAAGGCGAGCGGAGCACGAAAGGGGATGTGTTTTTGTTACCCTTAGTTACAAATAGAAAAACCCCAGACCGTGAGATCTGGGGTTCTTTTAAAGTGCACGTGCATTTCACGTGCATTTTTTTGTCTTTTCTCGGTCTGAGCTCTGTCTGGTCAGAGTCCGTAAGTGGCTGTTTTTATTGCCACTGTCCGGTTGCAGTCCTATCAAAAGTGGTGGAGCTGGCGGGAGTTGAACCCGCGTCCGAAATTTCTACATCCTCGGTACTACATGCTTAGTTTGTCTTTACATTCGCACGCCAGCTGCGGACAGACACGCCACTAACGAACTAGCCTGATTAGTTTTAACGCTTCAACCCCAGGCAGGGCTTCCACGCGATCTCTTTTGGGTTTGACCTCTCTTTGATCCCCGTCTTAAGAGCGGAAGCTAGGGAGAGAGGGCTCAGAGCAGGTTATTAAGCTGCTAAAGCGTAGTTTTCGTCGTTTGCGACTATTTTTTTGCGGCTTTTAACGAGGCAAACCGCCCCTCGGCATGCACCTTGGGTTTCGCAAATCCCGTCGAATCCAGAATCAGCCCCAATAGTGTTGAACTAAGTATACCAGATTTCACTTCCTGGATACCAGCCCGGAACGCTAACTTATTGAATAGTACAATAAGTGTGCAGAATCAACGTCCTGCGTTTTTCATGATGCGCGCTTTGTCGAGCTGCCACTCGCGCTCTTTCAGGTCAGTACGTTTGTCGTGCTGTTTTTTACCTTTCGCGACGCCAATTTTCACTTTGCACCAGGCGTTTTTCCAGTACAGCGACAGGGCGACCACGGTGAAACCTTCACGGTTAATGCGCCCGTAAAGGGATTCCAGCTCACGCTTGTTCAGCAGCAGCTTACGGGTGCGCGTTGGGTCACATACGTAGTGTGACGAGGCGACGGTCAGCGGCGTAAAGTTCGCACCGAACAGGAAGGCTTCTCCATCTTTCAGGATCACGTAGCTATCGCCGATGTTGGCTTTTCCGGCGCGCAGCGATTTTACTTCCCAGCCCTGCAACGCAAGGCCCGCCTCGAATTCTTCTTCAATGAAATACTCGTGGCGAGCACGCTTGTTGAGCGCAATGGTCGCCGAGCCTGGTTTATGTGCTTTTTTCTTCGTCAT